TATGCAAAGGCGAAAATTTCGAAGCAGTTGATTTGACAGTCCCCGGTGATCTTGCCGGAGTTGCGTCAGCGATTCAAACGGAACTTAGAACCGGTAGTGATCCGGATTTTGCAGCCGCGACATGCGTTTATAACGTGACCGAATCAAGATTTGAGGTTACAACCGGTACAGGAGTTGGGGCCGATCAGACTTTGACTGTATTTTCTACAACCGATCCCCTGGTTGGGACAGACATATCTGGTTTACTTGGCCTTGATTCTGATGCGACATTGAATCAGGGAGCTGATGAAGAAACAATCACAGAAGCCATTGCAGCCATTATCATTCTTAATGATTCCCCTTATTTCATTTGCCATGATCTTTCAATTGTTGATTTCGCTACGATTGATGAGGTATCCACATGGGTAGCCTCAAGATCATACATGTACTTTCTTGATGGTTTTGAGACAGCAGCTTTGGTTCCCGACGAATCCACGTCTGTATTCGCTCAATTATTCGCAGTAGAGCCTCAAAGAATAGCAGGTGTGCAATCCCAAACCGAAGATTATAAGGCATTGTCGTTTGCCGGCCGGTATTCATCTGTGAATTTTGACGGTGCGAATACTATAATCACAGGCAACCTGAAAGAACTTCCCGGAACCGTTGCGGATGATTATACAACAACTCAGCAAAGTGCGCTTGAGGAAAAATATGTAAATTATTACGCTCCTTTTTTCAGTTCCGGATCACCTTCCGTCAATGGCGTCTATAATGGCACGACCATGAAGCCGAACGTTTGGATTGATGTCCGATATTTTCTTGATTGGGCTGTCAATGCTGTCCGGGTAGACGTTTTTAATCTTCTTCGGAACTCAAACAAGGTTCCCCAGACTGAGGCCGGTATGGCGGCGATTCAAGGTGTTATTGAAGCCGTTATGAGACAGGCTGTAACAAACGGTGGGATAGCTCCGGGACAATTATCAGCCGCAACAATACTTGATGTTCAGCAGTCAACAGGCAATTCGGATTTTGACGGATTCCTTGCAACCGGATTTCTTGTTTACGCGCCTGGCATTTTCACACAATCTCAAAGTGATAGAAATCAAAGAATTTCACCGCCATGGAAAGTATGGATGAAGGGCAGCGGAGCAATTCAGGAAGTTGATATCGCTTTAATTTTTGAAAATTAATAAATATAAATGGGGGTGATGAATGGATTTCTCTCTTGAACAAGTAGCAGTCGTTTTAAACGGTCATACTGTGACCGGATGGAGTGATGACACAGACGGGTTGAGCCTTCCTGACGTCGATCTGGCAACCGTTGTCAGGGGTGCAGATGGAAAAATGGTTGCAATCGGAACGGGCAACAAAGGCGGCCCTGTCGTTTTTAAATTATTGGCAAATTCTCCGTCAACAAAATTTCTTATGAATGCAGTGGCAGCGCAATTGAACGGCGTCCCGGTAAAATGGTTTTGCGTTGCGAAAGATTCTATTTCTCAGGTAGTTGTAACAATGACAAAAGGGACTCTTTCAAACGCTCCGCTTGGACAAACACTCGGTAAAGGCGCCGCCGGTAACCGCAATTTTACGATTGAGTTTGAAACAATTACACCTGTATATTTGGCAGCAAATTTTTAAGAATAAAAAAAGAAGGGTAATATGGAAAAAAAAGAAGAAGTGGAAGAGAATAATTTTCTCGAAAAAATGATAGCAAATCTTAAAGATTTGAAAAACAAAGAATTTGAAATTAAAGACACTTCATTTACAATTGAAAAACTTCCACCCTACGAAGGCTTTGAATTATTTGAAGAGATAAGGATAAATCTTGTGAAGACAGCCGACGGCTTTGATAGCGGAAACGGGTCTGAAGATCAAAATATAATTCTTTTCACAAAAACAATTATGGGCCTTCCTCCGAGCTTTATTAAAAGCTTAATGTCAAAAATGTTTAAGTATATCCAATTTCAAGGCGAAAAAATAGGCGTTGAAAAAGGTTGGATAAACTTAAAGGGCATGGAAGACACTGCTTTTCAAAACTTTGAAGTGATAAACATATACGAGGTTCTTGCGAGGGCCTTGTTCATAAATTTTTCCGGGTCTTTTTCAGAGATCACGTCAGCTTTCCCAGGCGCGGGCCAGATTTTAAATCGGTTGCAACCAAAAACATAGCTCCTATTTTTTCAGGTCCTCTGATGGCTGGTCTGGTAACAATAGGCCAGCTTTATGAAACTGGAATTGGTATTGATGACATCATGGATTTAAACGAAATCCTGATGGTGAAGAATGAAAATGAATACCGATCAACACAGGCGGCAAAGAAATTAAATGGCGACAATTCTTGATACCCTTATAACTCGATTCGGCTTTGAAACCGATAAATCCGGATTAGATAAAGCCCAAAAAGGTCTTACCGATTTTAAGGCAACCGTGTTTAAAGTCGCAGCCGGAATAGGTTCTATTCTTGGTGGTGGATTCCTGTTGAATCAAATAGCCGAAACAGCTGACGAGACAATAAAATGGGCTGATGCTAATGGATTGGCTGTTGAATCACTTGGAGAGCTTGAGTTTGCAACACAACGACAGGGTGGAACTGTTGAGGGGCTTAGAGCATCGCTATCAAACTTAAATAAAAGTATTGGTGAGGTTGAGCGAGGTACAGGTCGTGCCAAACTTGCTTTTGAAGATTATGGATTGTCGGTTCACAAATCCAATGGTGACACAAAAACTGCAGATGAATTGCTGGTTGATTTGAATAAAAAATTCGTTACATTGTCAAAGGCTCAACAGTTCGATCTTGCAATGAAAATGGGAATTGACAAAGGCACGATCCTTTTGCTTCAAACGGCGCCTGAAGCAATCGCAGATTTAAGGCTTGAAGCTGCAAGGCTCGGTGTCTTGTCAAGACAAGATGCAGCGAGGGCGGCCGAATTCGTTGATGGTATGACAAATATTGCCCAGGCTATCAACGCTATTAAGTTTGAGGTTGCAGGATTTTTCTTCGAGCCATTAGCAAAATTCTTCAAAATGATTGCAAATGGAATATCATTTTTCAGAGAGCATAAAGAGATTTTGCTTTCAATCATTGGAATACTCGGCGCTGTAGGTGTAGCATATACAACCATGGGGATTAGAGCTGCGGCTGCATGGATTTTAGCATTAGGCCCATTTACACTTATTCCTATTGCAATTGGTGTAATAAGTGTTGCTATTGCTATTTTGGGTGAAGAACTTTTTGCATTCTTCTCAGGAAGTGAATCGGCAATAGGAAACTTCCTTAAAAAATTCCCTAAAATTGAAACTGCATTTCGTTCTTTCGGTGATTTCCTTGGCCTTCTTTTATTTGAAACAGTAGAAGGTTTTAAATTGTGGTGGCATTGGCTCACAATAATAGGCGATGGAATAGTTGAGTTTATAAAAAATCCCCTTGATTCTGTGCTTGAAGGGTTTGATAAACTTATATCATTTGGTGGGAAAATACCTGGCCTCGATAAAATATCCGGTTTTTTCGGAATAGGCCAACCGGTTCCGGTTGGAGCAGTTTCTCCATCGAATCAAGTATTAAATCAGTCAAATAAATCTGTCAGCAGGACAACAGGCGTAAGCGTAGGAAATATCAACATTGATGCACGGGGTGGTGATTCAAAAGAGATAGCTGAAAACGTTGATTCGGCATTGAAAGAGCAATTCAAAAACACGGTTGAAGATTTCGACTCTTCGATCGACAGGTAAAAATGGTAGATATCGCAGCTTCAGCATTCGGTTTTTTTTTCGGTAGTGAGTCACCCGATATTGATTTTATATCAGGTGTCGCGGATATTTATTATGATGAAAATCATAATATGCCGGTTACAAAAACAAAATATCCTGTCGAGGATGGATCAAGCCGTACAGATAATTTTGTTGTTGAGCCTGAACAGCTTATTATGAAAGGAATCGTTTCCGATCTTGAGCCTAATGTGTTGGGGCTTGTCAGAATAGGTGGTGCAAAAAGAAGTAAAGAGGCATGGGGCAGAATCAAAGAAATGAAAAACAGCGGTGAGCTTGTTACGGTCATCACCACCCTTGGAGTGTATGAAAATATGCTCGTTATAAATGCCGATGCTGCTGTGAACAAGGATACCGGTTTATCTCTATTGTTCACAATCACTCTTGAAGAAACACAATTTGCAGAAACTGAAATTGTTAAACTTGCTCCCGCAAAACTCAGTGACCCGGCAGATACAAAAGGAAGCGATGCGAACGGCGGCCAAAAACAATCTGAGGTTCCAGGGAATGGTACACTCCTTTTAAAAATAGTTGAAGGGATATCGGGAGTTTTTAATTAATGCAAATATTACCCCTAACAAACGATTTTGCTCAAACACTCACAACTGTATTGAATAATCAACAGGTTACAGCCAGGGTATGGTATCAAGATATCGGTGAAGGTTGGTTCTTTTCCATGGCATTCTCAACCGGTGTTCAAATAGTATCCGGATATAGGATAAATGTTGGATCACCAATTTTAAAAAGTATTTCGTCTGATTTTATCGGTGAAATTATTTGCATCCCTTCCATCGAAAAAACAGAAGAGCTCGGAAAAGATGATCCCTGGAATAACACACATTTATTGATTTACTTAACCCCTGAAGAATCTCAAGAGGTTGGTATTGAGGCTTTATAAAAGAATCATAAGGATTGTTATTAGTCCGAATAATGGTGAAGCAATTGCTTTTGAGAATTTCTATATTCAGATTGAGATTAAGAAAAATATAAGCGCAAAACCAAACGAGGGTTCTGTGGGCATCTTTAATCTTAAAGAAGAGACGGAGAACCAAATAAAAGAAAACGGCTCAAGGATTCAGGTTTTTGGTGGTCACGATAACAGACCAGTCCTTCTCCATGATGGTGATGTCAGGAGAACCGAAACCGTTCCTGAATCTCCAGACAGGATAACCGTCTTGCATATCGGAGGAAACGTATTTAAGATTTCACAGGCTTTTTTTAATAAATCATATTCGGGCCAGGTATCAGTAAAGCAAATCGTTCTTGATTCAATTCCAACTTTTAATATGGACGCCACAGATATTGACCAGATACCGGACAATGCATTTTTATATGATTTTTCTTTTTCCGGAAAAACAAGCGACTTATTAGATAAAATTTTGAATCCTATCGGGGTTCAGTGGTTTGAAAATGAGAATTTTATAAAGTTCTCCGCTAACAAAAAAGCCCTTGATAATGTGGTTGTGTTGAATAAGGATACCGGGTTAATAGGAAGCCCCTCGATTACTGAAAAAGGTATCAATTTTAAATCTGTTTTAAATGGTAGGATTTTACTGAACAATCGTGTTAAAATAGAATCTAAGCTTGTGAATGGTGTTACAAAAGTAATTGAAACCTTACACAAAGGTGACAACAGGGAGGGCATATTTGTCACCGAGGGGATAGGTGTTGAACTTGAAACGGCTTAATCTTGGAATAATATATAAAAATAATAAAGTTTGCAATCACAGGTCATTACTGAAGACATTGCTTAATCCTTTTTTAAGAATGTTTGGTTTTCAGATTGCAACATTGTATTATGAAAATAAAAATAAATTGGGTGGTCTGTTTATTTCAAAATGCGATAAACAGCCTTTTGAGGATTCGTTGTTTAGTTTTGAATTAAAAGATAATATGCATATTGTGAAAAAAAGAATACTTATTTAATTATGAGCAATCTTGACACGGAAAAGGAATACGACAATCTGACAGATGCATTGAAATTTGTTTTTAATCAATTGATTAAAACAATTTTCGTGTCAATCCCTGGTATCATTGAAAGCTACGATTCAACTACAAAACGATGCCGTGTAAGACCGGCAATAAATATATTGTTGACTGATGGCACCACGACTGCACAATCGGCTATTGTAAATGTGCCGGTTTTGTGGCCTTCGGGAGGGGGGTTTACTCTTCTTTCCCCCCTGCCGTCGGGCACTCCTGTTGAGCTAAAATTTTCTCAAAGAGGGATTACTAAATTCAAAGAAACGTTTTCGCAAGAAGATCCGGGGAACGGAATATTTGATAAAGAAGATGCTCATGTGATACCGAGTTATGGCGGTCTTTCCGTAACACCTGTATCAGAAACAGGCATGTGTTTACAGAAAGAAGATGGTTCTTTCTATGTGTGCATAGAAGATGATAGGGTTATGATAAATGGTGACTCAGACACAGCTATTGCTTTTACAGATATGAAGGTTGCTTTTGATACTTTGAAGGCTGAACTTAATGCTTTAGTAACAGCTTATAACGCACACGCAAGCCATCCTCCCGGGAATGGTGTTACCGCTATAGCTGACATGTCTGGCGCAGAGATTTCAACAATAAAGGTGCCCTGATGCGAACATGGTATTTTGAAGACGGAGAGCCCGCACTTGATGCCCTTGGAAACATAAAAATAATTGAAGGTCTTGAGAGCCTTTCTGAAAATTTAGATCAACGCCTTAAATTATTCAGAGGAAAATATTTTATGGATACAACGGCCGGCGTTCCTTATTTTGAAGAAATTCTGAAAAAGCCTGTTGATCAGGATTTGTCAGCATCCGTTTTAAATGCTGAAGTTTTGAAAGAATCTGAGGTGACAAATATCAAAAATGTTGTTGCGGAACTCGATAGGAATACCAGGGAATTTTCATATAGCGTGGTCATCGAAAGCATTTTCGGAGAAACAGAGGTGAGTCTATAATGGCAACTGTAACCGATACAGGCATAACACCTACAACCTTGACAGAATATCAAACCCTATTGAGAGCAGCTTTTAAGGCCGCTTTTGGTGAGGCTATTGATGTTGATGCAAAATCACCACAGGGACAATTTATTGACAATCTGGCTTTGTCCATGTCTCAATCCGATGATGCTGTGATCAGTGTTGGCGGAGCTGTTAATATATTTAGGGCGTTTAGTGCGCAAATAGAAGGGCTTGCAACTCTTATAGGTATTCCAAAAAACAGAGCGGAAAGTACAATCGTGACTGTAACGCTCGGTGGAACTCCCGGTAATGTTGTTCCCGCCGGATCAAGAGCAAAAAGTGATTCAGGTGATACATATCAAATAGACGATGATGCGCAATTGGATGTCGGTGGTGTTACGTCTGCTACCATGTCAGCCATTGAAACCGGGCCAATTGAATTACTTGCCGGAGAATTGACTTCCATTGTTGATATAGTTCCTGGCTGGGAAACTGTAACAAATCCAGCGGACGGTGTAACCGGCCGTAATATTGAATCGGATTCGGCATATAGGCAGCGATATTTCACAGAGCTTTTCAGGAACGCATTGTCCGTTCTTGAGTCCATGGTTTCTGTGATTTCAGAACAAGACAATGTAGTTGAGGTCATAGGCACAGAGAACGATACTGACTCACCTATCACTGTCCAAAATGTTTCAATCGATCCTCATTCAATAGCAATGGTTGTTGAAGGCGGACTTGACCAGGACATTGCAGATGCAATCAGGTTGAAGAAAACAGGCGGGACCGGAACGACCGGAACAACAACAGTTTCCGATCCACCACATGCAGATATCAATTTCTTTCGTCCGGATTTTATTGATCTCGAAGTTACCATATCAACTACCGCAGGAACTAATTTCCCAGCGGATGGGGAGCAATTATTGAAAGAAAGAACACTGGCATATATAAACGGCGGCGGCCCATTTGATCCTGAACCGGATTTGTTTGAACTTGATGGAATGAAAATATCTGAAGATTTGCATAAATTCAGGCTTTATACTCCCATCAATTCGGTTCCTGGTCATACGGTCACAGCTTTAGAAATGGAAGATAAGGCCGGTGGTGGTGATGTGGAGACAATTGTTGCTGATCTTAACGAAAAGATTCAGTTTTTATCAATCGATGATATAAACGTGAATTTGTCTTAAAAGGGGAAGTTATGCCACAAAAATCTTTTACCGGACTTACTGGATCAGGTCTTGAGCCTGTCAATCCTGCGCTTAACGGCATTTCATATTTAACATTATCTACGAATGACAAAACATTCGGAATCGATAACTCTTTTTTTCTTACATACAGATATGATGAAACAAATAATAATACTACCAATCCTGAGTCAAGCCCGTCTGTAATTGTCCCTAACGATAATGATACTGGTTTTGGGGCATGGATATTATTATCTGCGGAATTTAGTTCAATAAAAGGTAGTGCGTTATTTTTTGATATTACACAGAATACTGAGAATGGATCGGATACAAATGCCACAAGAATTGCTGGTGGAGGCGCTCCTACTACAAATAGAGGTAGTTCAATAACACTTTTCGGTAATGATCATGCTTCACAAGGCGGTCGAGTATTTATAACTGCCGGGGATGTTGTTGGCGGTGATATATTTTTCCAAACAGCTGGATCAACCGTAATGAGTATGGACGATAGTGGAGTTTTAAGAACGCCACTTGTATATTTTGAAGATGTCACCGGATTAACATATAGAGAGGTTTTCGTTACAGATAACGGAACACTTGGTTACGATTCCTCTAATCAACGTAGGGATGGTAATGTTGGCATAGGCAATTCAAACCTTGAAGATTGGCATAGTGCCTGGACAGCGTTACAGATAGGAGGCAATGCTTCTTTACTGGCTACCACTGCGTCTGGCTCGGATACTTCTTTTGCTGTATCACATAATGCTTATTATGATGGTGATTGGAGATATCAAGTCACTAATGAAGCAGTTCAATACACACAAGCAAATGGAACTCATATATTCAGAATAGCTGCAAGCGGAACGGCCGATGATGTTATAAGTTGGATTGAAGCGTTGACTATTGCTAATGATGGCAACGTAGGCATCGGCACTACTAATCCTATTAGTAAATTGCATTTGGCGCGTGAAGGCTCTCCACTCCTTACTTTAGAACGTATCAGCACTACAGTGGTCGCCGAAAATGTAATAGGTGGTATTAATGCCCGTGGTGGTGAGTCTACAATTGCTGATGTTGGAGCTATTCATATTGAGGCGGATGGTGCCTGGGCAGCAGATGACAGCCCAACAAGAATAGTATTAAAAACAACTCCAGCAGGATCAATAACTGCTGAAAAAAGAATGGCCATTGATAAAAATGGCAATGCTGGATTTGGAACTACTAATCCGATTGTCCGAATTCACGCGGCATCCTCAGGCACCA